CAAAATCAAAATTAGAAAAGTTGAAGGTTGGGTTAACTATGATAAGTCTGAGTTCTCAAAACCAGCTGCACTATTCGAAGGTGATGAGGCTAGGTTAACAGAAGTATATGATAAACTATATAGTTTACAAGATTTCTTAGAACCAGGTAATTACAAATCATATGATGAGTTAAAAATGAAACTTAATAGAGTATTAGGTGTTCAAGCAGTTGAAGAACCTATGCCATCTGTTATGGATTCAGCTCCAACAGAGCAAGCTCCAGCAATGAGTACAGCACAAGCAGAATCAATGGGTAGACCTGAACCAGCACCAGCTGATGAAGATGACACACTAAGTTATTTTGCTAAATTAGCTCAAGAGAATTAATTTAATTTAATTTGGAAGGGACTCGAAAGGGTCCCTTTTTTTTATCTTCTACGTAATCCTAAACGGAATGATGCAGGTGATTCTTTTATATGCATAATTTGAGTAAATTCAGAACTAGAACTATTATCAGCAAATGATGTATTTGGTGCATTTACCATTGGTGGTCCACCAGCTCCTGCAAGAGCTAATTGTCCTTCCATATTTTCTTCATTTAATTGTGTTAAGTCTACACCATCTGTTATAGGATTTTTTACGATATTTTCGTTTTCTTCTTCTAACTTTTTCTCAGCTGCAGCTTTCTCATTCTTTAATCTTATTTCTTCAGCGGCTTCTGCACCTCTATTAGTTTTTAAACCTGCACTAATTGCATCAAACTTAGATGTATCAAAATCATCTCCAAATAAGAACTTAGCAACTCTCGGTCCTAAGAATCCAACAAGTTTTCTTGGAATAAACGTAATACCATTTACTAACATTGATAAGAAATCTACTAAGTATAATGCAGCTACTTTAAGCGTATCCATCATACTCGCACCTTCGCCTAAGTTAGAATTTAATGCTTTAAATCCCGCAAATAATAAACCAATTACTGCTATAATAGCTATCACTGGTGCTAGTACAACCCCTAAACTTCCAGCAGCGAATCCCATCATTGTACCCATTGATGTAAGACCAGCTACCATAGTTGGAATAAAGGTCAGCAACATAAATGCTCTAAATGCTTTAACAGCTTGTAGTACCTTTGCTAAATTTAAAAATACACCACCAAAAGCACGTATGATTGTACCACCAAAGAAGAATGCAATACTTGCTATTACACCAGCAAATAATCCTAAGTTATCACTAATTAATGCAGTTGCTCCACCAAAATCTCCTTCAGCAAATTTCATGAGAGTATCTACTATGATTACAAACTTATCAACTATAGATGTTATTATTTTAACAAAAGTTTCAGGCGATACTATACCTATAACTAAAGCTAATAAACCAGCTAAGAATCCACCAGTTTTTGCAGCACCGCTTGCAAAGTTATCAAACTTATCGCCCATGCCTTGAAGAGCTTGGCCTATTTTAGTAAAACTTTGAGCCTGGAGCTCTGCAGCCTCTTGTGCTTCTCTTTGTTTTTCTCTATCTTGAGTAGCATCAATTAATTCTTTCCTTAGTTCATTTGATTGAGCTTGATTAATTAATCCTTCAGCTTCCATTCTTTGAATCTCAGCTAGTCTATCCTCAAAAGCTGTAAATGCTGGGTCAATTACTCCTCCAAATCTAGGACCTAATTCTCGCAATGCCTTTTGAACCATATCATCATTTACTTCGTTAGCCTTTTGACCTTCTTTTAAATTATCTACAAAACTTCTAAATCCTTCACTTGATGCTTCTACTTGTTGTGCATTTAAATCTCTGCTTTGGTCAATAAGTGTTTGTATCTTATTAGCATCATTTGCTGCAGCATTGATTATATTCTTTCCAACTTTATTGGTAGCACCAGTTAAATTTTTGAGCGTACCATCTTGCTTAAATATAGCTTTTCTTGTTGATTCAATTTGAGCATCAATCTGATCAGCCATCTCTGTTTGACCTGCAGCTCTCAACTCTTCAGCAGCAACTTTTTGTTCTTCTAATGTTTTTACAGTTTGATTCAGAGTCAGTTCATTTTTAGATGTATCAACTAAATCTTTTGTCAATGCTAAATTTTCTCTATTTATTTTAGCATTTTCTTTGAGACTGGTATTTTGATAAGTGTTAGCTACTTCAGCTTTTTTAGCAGCATCTTGAGCTACTTTTGTTTGAGCTGCTGCAGCATCTTTTATTATCTTACCGGGCTTTTTGTCTGAATCTTCTGCCATTTAATTTTCCTATTTACTATTACCGAAAGCTCTACCAGCTTCTGATATACCGAATGCTCCTAATGTGACAACAACAAATGATGTATATATTGTGTCATCTATTTGTAAATCCATACCATAAAAAGCTGTCACTAAGTCAGCTATACCAAACATAACCATTAATGTAAAAGCTATAAATCCAATAATTGCTTTTTCATTTAAATCATTATGGTCTAAGAATAAATCTATAAACTTTCTTTTTGGTGGTGCAAGTCTACGTTTAGCTTCAGCAGCTTCGTCTTGCATATCTTTAATAGTATCTTCAGCTTTATCGAGTTTATCGATAAGCGACATATACTTATCTAAATCAATTTCTACTTCATTACGGCTATTATCTCTTTGTTCTTCCGCCATTTTTATCTCCTCATTTTACGCTCTTGTTGCGCATATTTTTCATTTTCCCTTTCAATATGGTCTTTTAAAAGAGCAATATAGATTTCCCTTTCATAAGGAATCATATTATCTAATTCAGTCAAACTATACTGATGATTCTGCATCATCGCGAAGTTAGTCTTGTAATGGTTGACTAAACTATCGTGAGAGAGGCCTACGTAAAAAAACTTTGAAGACCTCTCAACTCCATTTTGTTGTCCGCTTTACATTTAGAACAACACCATTCAACTTCTTTTTTTACTGATGGTACTTTTTGCAACCAATCAGAAAGAATTTTAAATTGATTAGATGTTAAAGCTTCTAAGAAGTTCTTAACATCCTCTCTCTTCTCATCTTTTACTACGTATACATTTTCTTTATCATAAATTGTTTCCATACAATCTATAATCATATCAAATGCACCTTCTACAGATTTTAACTTTTCTTCATCATAATTTTCCATAATGTTTACTGATGGATGTATCATTTCAACTCCAATTTCATCGTTCATTTTTAATAATCGATTACTATCGTAATTGTCCATTTCAACTTCATTTAAGTCAATTGAAACTGGTGTCACACCATCACAGTCTTCTACCAAACATTTCATTTGAACATCTGCTTTTTCACCAACTGATTTTGACCTTAACTGTAAAAACATCCATTCTAAATCAAATGTAGTTAATTTATTCATATCAATATCAGTCATTATACATGCTTGAGCAACATCTTTCATTGCCCTCACAATTTGCTTATTATCTTTCGACTCTAAAGCAACCATCATTATTTTTTCTTCCTTAACTAAGTAAGGACGATATTCTATATCAACACCGGTTGATGGTAGCTTAGTGCTATACCGGCTTGAGTTCACTTGTGGCAATGCCATATTTTTCTCCTATTATGTAATTAAATCTAGTACTGCATTTCCAGCAGATACTACTGATGATAATGCTCCTTCCGGAACAAACTTATCATATTTCCAATCAACAGTTAAAGTTGTCAAAGCATCTTTATCCTGATTCAAATCAAAACCACTAATAGCTTTAGGATAAGCTTTTTCTAACCTAACGCCATAAATTGGTATGTCTTTTTGATTAAGCATTTGTATTACTACATCAACTGCATAATCATCTTTATATCCAACTAAATGTTTATCTGGACTATATATTCCTTCCATCCAATTATCAAACATTCTTCGAATGTACATATCATTTGTGACTACAAATTCCATTTTGCAATCATCATCTATAAAATCGTATGGATATGAATTTTGTTGTTCTTCTACACCGTATTCAAAAGTGGATATAGTTCTACCAGGCAAGTTTACTTTTTGACATAGTAAACTAATATCTCTTGGGTCATTAACTAAGTTCTTCAAACTAAATCCGCCACTTAAAGCTTGAGATGCTATTGATTGAAAATCTAAATTCAATATGCTTTGAGCTGGTGGTGTAAATATAACATGAAATCTATTCGTTACCGCTAAACCTCCATGTTTGTTAAATGATGATTTTAAATCGTCTATATTCATTAGATTGCTGCCTTTGATTCTGACCAGACTTTATCTTTTCCGGCTTTTCTAAATTGTTCTACTGGTAAGAATATTGCTATTTCCCACTCGGTTATAGGTACTCTTACAAATTGTGATTTTACATGCTTTCCTAAATAATGTTTAAAACATGGTTTAAATTCTTTAAACTTTGCACTACCTTTTAATAAATCATATCTCATTTTAGTTAATCTTGAGTCTGGTTTTGGATTCTTTCTTGGGCCTAAATCTAATAACTTATCTAAAAATATTGCCCTTATATCATAAGGAAGGTAGTGTAAGTTAATACCATAGAAACCACCAGGTGCTTCATCGACCATTATAGTCAGAGGAAACCTATCATAATATGGTAAAGTTTTCTTGAGTTTTGGATCGTACATATACATATACATCTCACCAATAACGCTTTTTCCTTGTGGGTCTAAAGCACTATCACTCATTAATTTGTTAACACTAGGTCTTGTTAGTCCTTGGACTTTATCCTGAAACCAACTAATACTATCCTTAGTTCTGCCTGTTACGCCAGCACGGAAAGCTTGAGCCTGTAATGTATCAAATAAACTAGCCATATAAACTATTTATATCAAGTGTTGAGTACTTTGATACCTAGATTCTTTAAAGTTTCTTCAGTCCAAACTTGAAACTTCCAACCTTTATGCCTTGCATATTGGTCAGCTGCCTCCCATTTATCTTGATTTTTTGAGAACGTAATGACTTCATTTAAAAACTTTTTAGTCTTTCTCTTTGGTTGTTTCGGTGGTAAAGTCTCTTTTTTAGGTTTAATCTCTACCAATATTGTCTGACCATTGTTCATTTCAACATATAAATCAACAAAATACCTATGTAGTTTATTATCTACTTTACATTTATAAGGTACAACAATCTCCTCAGAACTCCAAGCTCTGACTTTTGGATTGTTTTCGCACCATCTAAATGTGTTTCTTTCCCATAAAGAACGGAATATTACGTTAGTTGGATTGCCCAGATACTTATCTG